GTAAAAGTATTGCCACCCGCAAGATTTGATTTTGTCGCGATGGCGGTGTTGATCGTTGTGAAATAATCACTGTCATCAGCAATCGCCGCCGCGATTTCGTTAAGCGTGTTCAGCGTGTCAGGACTGCCGTCAATAAGATCGGCAATCGCTTGATCAACCTCAGCTTTTGTGTAGCGGTTGTCTACATCTGCATCGATGGCATTAATTGCATCGATAAGCCGCCCTGCGTCATCCGCCAGAAGGTTCTGAGGGTTGGGCAGTTTGTAATTTTGGTTGCTCGAACGATTGTCGATTGTCATGTCAGGTTCCTAGTTAGCGATCAGGAAATTACGACGCGAAGGTTGCGAACGTAGGGGCGATATGCCGGGGATCCAGCCAGGTCCAATTGAACCTGAGTGTCGTTCGCCGCAAGCGTGCCGGTGTATTCATACTCAACGAGGTTGTCCCCGATAGGAGTAGAAGAGCTCAAAGACATTGCACTAAAGGTTGCGCCATCTTTGAACGTTGGAGTCACGCTGGCAGAGCCAGGGATCTCAGCGTCAAAATAGACCTTGATTGATCCGCCGCCCTGCGCGGTGATTGCGCGGGTTCGGTAGTCGGCTGCATCAAACAGGTTGCCTACCAAGAGTTCAGCACCGGGGAACATGATCGGGCCGATCTTGCTGTTTCCATTCAACACGGCTTGCGCTGTGTATGTGGTGGTGGTGTCCTGCGTAAGGATCTCTTGGCCGCCTGCCGCCAGGTCGATCACGTCGCCATTGCTTGCGCTTAGGCGAAGCGTGATGTTGCTGTCATCTCCAGGGAGAAGGCAGGGGATCTCAGCGATCAGATCAGTGGCGTCGGTGACGTTTATCTGACCAAGATCGACAGTTGCTTGGTTTGCCGTAAATTCGGCCACCATTAGCTCAAAGTTAAGATCTTTTTTCTGGTGTGGCGTCCAGGTTGCAGCGTTAGAGCTGCTCAGCAAAACGCCAACGTTGTAAGGCTGCTCAGTGACCCAAGTTTGCGCAAAAGTGTCAAACTGGCCCAGCTTTGCAGTCCATAGCGCGTGATCAGCAGAATCGCTTAGGAAGACGAGCGCATATTCGCGCTCAGCGTCGCAATAGAACGGGGCAGTGAAAACGGCCTCGTTGTAGTTGCCATTAGTCGTGATGTCTGCGTGCTCAATGCGAGCATCAGCCAAAACTTCCAAAGTCGGAACACCATTTTCAACGGTGCGAAGCTGGATCAAAACTGGGTGCTCTTCTGTGTCTTTAGCAGCAAAGCGAACCTTGATGCCTGTGACCATGCGCGGCTCATCCAGAACGAAAGTCTGAGCGAGTGGGTCATAGTATTTTTTGACCCGTGTTGTCACATAAGTGTGACGACGGTTAATGATGTGGTCTGCGCCTGTGTAGGTGCCGACCGCCACGGTTGCAGGTTCGCCGTTAGGGCCAACCTCACCCGTGAATTCAATTTCATAGGTGCCGACCGGATAAGTGCTAGGGCCAGGGATACGGAACCGGCCACGGAACTCAGTGCGGGTTTGCGCTGAGTTTAGGGTTGCGGTGAAGTCGTTGTAGGTTTGCGCCGTCCGAGGGTTCGCCCAGGTGAAAAGACGGTTCGCGTATTCCTTACCGGCAAACTCAACTTTGGTAAGTTTTTCGCCGGGTCGGAAACCAAAAATACGGAAGCGAACGTCACGCTCGCGTAGGCGATCCAGATCCCACTTAGTTTCAACAGTCTCAAGCGTCCGCACTGTCGATGTGACCCGTGATGGACGAACCCGACCATTACGCTTGAAGCGTGAATGTGGGTTGCTGTAGAACGTGCGAGTCTTACGACGCCAAGTTGTGCGAACAATCGTATCTTGCGCGGGGTGGATCCTTGCAGATCCAGCCATAGGCTCAAACGCCTGATAAGGGTTGATTTTCATCGACCCAGTTCTCAGCGGCTGCGACAGGATCGAGATCCTGTTGTAAGGCAGCGTATTGACTGGAACGGTGTATTCAGGAATCGTAATTTCGTCCTGACCGTTGTTAGTCGGGAACGGAATTGATTCACCGTTAATTGGGAGAACTAGCTCACCATCAACAATGGCTGCATCGCCGCCGGGGATGTTGTTGCCGGTTGGGCCGGACACATAGCCAGAATCTCTAAGGTCGTCATCCAAGAAAGGATCAACAAAGACGCCGTTCTTTGTAGTCGGCACTTTTGAACTGATGTCACGCTCTAGCCGCTCCAGGGCGACTAATTCGTAAAGTTCACCGATTGATTTTTGAAGCTCGCCAATCTTGCCAAATGGCACAGCGAACACCATCTCGGTCTGATCGACTCCGGTAGCTTCGCCCCATTTGTTGTCCAGCACGGCCAAGACTGTTGCGTCAAGCGAACCGTCTGGAATTTGCGGATCAAAGCGGTGGGAAATGCCTTTTTGCCTAGTGACAACGCCATCATTTGCCATGACCAGAAGGTCAAAGCGTGGAAGCTTCCAGCGGTAGTCAATCAGGACCAAGGTCGAAACGACCGCGCCCGTGATGTCAAACGTGCCAGCGGCCAAATCAATGTTGGTCGGGGTGACGCTTACCAAATGGCGATAAACGACCGTATAGGTCGCGCCAGGGCTTGGCTCGTTACCTGAAGGGCTCCAATCAACTTGATCGCCATTTAGAACGAAATCAGTTGAAGCGGTGTAAGTTGTGCCGCCAGAAACAATTGAAGTGATAGACAAAACGGAAGTGTTTGCCAGAGCATCAGAGGCTCCAGAAAACGCGCCGTGGGTAACAGTTTCAGTTGTTTCGGTTGTGATCACCACGTCTTGGATTGACTCCAAGGGTTGATAAGTTGTGGTGATTGTCTGAGTTCCAGAAGAACTAGAAGTTTCAGGTTCGTTTGAAATTTGTTGAAGATCAGGATCTTCGTTGTAAACGAATGGCTGAGACGACACCTTGTCAATCTTGATGCCGTTGACGTTTGCAACGCCAGCCTGAACGATCAAAGTGTGCTCAATGCCATCGAGGATTGAGTGAGTTACTCCCAGGCCATCAACGATGTAATTGCCGTTTGCCTCGCGGTCATAGCGAGCGACAAGCTGCTGAGCACTGTCTAGAACTGGGGGATCACTAACGTCTAGCAGGTAGCCGTTAAGGATCGAGAAAACAGGATAGAAAGAAGCAGCATCGCCGCCGTCACCAGAAAAGCCCCAGGACAGCTCGACCTTTTTGCGTCCAGCGCCGGGCTCGTTATAGTTGCGTGTTCCTACGGCAGGATCGCGAAGCGTTGAATCTTCAAGCTCGGTGACTTCCTGAACGGCAACATAAACACCCACCTCGACAGAGCCGGTGGTGCTGACTGTCATGTCATTGCGAGCCGCAATCTCGCGGACAGCGCCAGCAACATAAAGCGCACCGCTGGAAACTTTTACGGCTCCAGTCGCTGCGTCAACAATAATGTCGCAATCTCGAATGACAGCGCCATCAGAGAAAAGGGCGTCAGCAATGTTAACCAGTCGATCATTAATGACCGATTGGATCTCGTTTAGTTCTGCTGATTGCAGACCTTTTGATGCTCTAAACAGCAGCTCGTCAAAATTTTGCGAGGGCTGGAAGCGGTTGTAATAACCCTGAAGTGTCATGGTTTTAGTCCTCGATCAAAGAGTAATGACAAACTCGAATGTCTCTCTTGTAGAAGACAGTCGGGTGATGGCGGGGCTGTGCTGAATGACAAGCAACGTCCCGGCAGTGGTTACGTCGGTGTCGTCAAAATAAGTCTGTCCGGCTGGCAGACTGACATCGGTCACGGTGTCGATATAGACGGCCTGTTCTCTTATAAGTTCGCCTGCTGCGTCTGCAAAATCGTAGACGAAACGCATATAAAGATTGTTGGTTGGCGTCACACTTGTGTCAAAGCGCCCAGTCGGGACCACAATTGCACCGCTTGCGTTGTTAGGAGTGCAAAATTCTACTTGAGTAGCGATGCGCCTTCCGACTTCGTTTGAAAGCGTGGATGCGGTTGCAGATTCAACGGGACGGCCTGAAAAATACTCAACAGAAACTTGTCCTTCTGCCGGGATGCTGCCGGTGCCAACACGGGCAATAGTGCCAGCCGCTGCATCTAATGTGTAGTCCGTTGTGATGGCGTAAGTTGTCACGCCGTCCAAGGACTTGACTACAACGCTGCTCGCGTTGCCGTAAGCAAGGGACAAGTCGCCGCTCGCGTCAAATGTTGGGGTTTCAGCTTGGTTGCTGTCCCACCATGTTTGTCCATTGCCCCAGGCAAGATGGATAGGTCGATCTTTAACTGAAATGGCCAGAGCAGTCCGGCCCGAACTTGTAAGGGTTGCCAATTTTCACTCCTTAAGTGGTGATGTGAGTTGAGCCGACAATTACCTGCGTCTCGACCCATGAGGTTGGAGGCCAGGCTGCGGTCGTCCAAGTCTGCCCAGAATCGGGGAAACTTGCTGTTCCGACAGAAACCGGAGCAGCAATCGCTCCGATTTGATTTGCGGCCAAATAGACGCTGCTATGAGTATAGCGCCCATCGATTGAGCCATTTGCGGTTAAACCTGCGTAAGTAAAACCAGTCGAAACCGTGCGCTCTTGACCTGGCGATCTTTGCTGCGATGCTGTCGCGCCGCTAGCTGTCGAAGTGTTGTTGCGTTCTGAACTATCGGCTTGATCGGTTTGCACATTCGCATCAATTGCGCCATGCGTGCGGGTGTTGTAAGCCGTTGTCGGCTGCGTTTGTGGCGTGACTCCGAAAGCAGAAGCTGCGCGGAGAACGTCTCTATTTTGGACTGTTGCAGTGTGTGGATCGTTGAAAGCAATCGTGCGCTCATTGCTTTGCGCAAATCCACCAATTGCTCGCGAAAGCTCAATGTCATCTAACTTATCGCGCCCAAGAATAAGCGTGTCAACTACAAAAACTTGGTGTGCGCTACTTGTTTCGAAGTCAGTCGTGATGGCTGAGTAAGCCGCAGAACCGCCCGGTATTTGCGCGGATCCTTTTGTGCTCCGATCAATTCTTTCTAAGACTTCGACATTTACTAATTTCTGAACAGTTTCGCTTAAAGCGTCGCCGCTTAACTCAAAAATTCCGTCGCCTTGCTCTTCCTGATAGGCCGATGGGAAGCAGGCGTTCGTATCGCCTAGCTCGCCTTGCTCGGACAGGATGATCTGACCCAAGCAGAAACTAAACGGCGTTAGTTCAGCCGGGGTTGTGTCTAGTTCTGGCGCATCCCATGAAATTGTCGGCCACTTGTGAGCGCCCCATACGCGAGCGGCATAGGTTGCCGACTTGCCGTGGAGTGTGATGTTGTTGAACGCCTGCGCTTGCGTCGGCGCAACATCGCCCAGGAACGAACGTCCGAGGACAAACGTATCGTTCAGGAACTGGTGATAAGCCCGTGCGTGCTCATAATCGCTGGAAACAGCAACAGCAACTGGATCACTTGCCTTGCTGTGTAGAACATCAAAGCGCTCTGTGATTTCTTTGCGAATAAGCTCTAGCGGTGTTTCGCTCAGTTGCTGTTCGCTTAGGAAAATCAGCTCGCCGCTTTCTATGTCCTCATAAGCCGCGAGAGTTGCGTTGGTGTCGCCTAGCGGTTCAGAATCTGAAAGAACAATTTGCGCTTTCGCAAAGCTAAGTTCAGGCAGAATTTCTTGCGTGCTCTGTAGCCCGTCGAGACTGGTAAAGCTGAACAGACGACCAGCGACGCCGGGATGGTTTGGCGTGTGCCAATCGTCATCGGAAAGGAAACCAATCGACAGCCTGAAGGTGTCACCGGGGAAGCTTTGAATCGGACGGGTTGGCTTGTAAGCGTCAACAATTCCCGGTGCCGTTTCAGCTGCGCCGTTTGCGTCGGCTTGGTTCTGATATTCCCTGCCAAAACTTAATTGCGGCCATTCAGGTCGCACGATCACTCCGCTGTGATCGCAAAGCATTGCGCCTTCACTTAGCGCGTGATCGTTCAGATTAAAACGTCGAAAATCGTACCAACCGCCATGGATGCGAAACATCCGCGTCCTGGCAGGCTGCGAAATTCCCGAGATCCCTACGACCCGCGAAATCTTGGAATGATCGGCTGGCCCATCTTCTAAACCAAGCTGATACTCAGCCCAGCGCAACGTCGCAGCTTCAGATTCTTCAACCGAAGCCGGGAAATTAATCCATCCAAGGCCAAGTTCTACGGCGCTCGGGGTTCCCCTTACTCGCTGCCATTGCACTCCCTCCGCTAATGCCTGCCGAGGGTCTGTCAAGTAAGGCGTAACTTCGCCTAGGCCGTATTCATAGATCAGCCAATCAACAACATTGTCAGGAATGTTTTGCCGCTTGGCATCTCGAATTCTTTCAAGCCCTGCGCCTAAACGCGAAATTGAGTCAGTGCTATTGACTAACTCTTTCTCAAGTGTTGTCGCGTGGTTTGGAAGTAGGTCTAAGCTCATCGGTCATAGCCAGCCAGGTTGATAGTCACAGTCCCAAACGTCACGGCTTGCGCCCCGGTTATCACAACGTCTGCTGTCGGAGTAATTAGCTCTACGCGCTGCACGCCTTCTAAGTGCATTCGACTGATTAGCCAGCTTCTAGCCAAGTCCCATCCAAGACCGCCTGCGCTTGCTAAATCTGCTCTGAGGCTGGCTTCAAGCCCAGCCAAAACGTTGCTGTTAGCGTCTGGATAAAGGTAGATGTCAGCAGCAACATCAATGACAACGATGCTTGCGCTTACTGTTGTCAATGTGTCTGTAATCACCCGCACGTCAGGGGCTTGCATAACTGCATCAACAATTGAAAGCAGTTGTGAGCTTGCTGCTCCGTCGCCTGCTGTGCCTAGAGCCGCTGTCCGAAGCCTTACCCTAAAATCCGCGATTGATTCTGTTTCAAGCCGCGTAATGCCGTAAAAAGTGCCTAAGTCTGGCAGCTCACTTTCAGCAGCAGAAGCGATGCGAGCGGATTCTTCAGACAGCAAAGCAATTTGAACAGCCCCAGGGGCAGGACTATCGACTAAAGCGTCAGCGACAAGATCATTGGCGGACAACGCTTGGAAGCGATACCAACTAGCCCCGCCACCTGTGCTGCTTCCTTTGATCTTTTCAATAACTCGCGCTCGTAAGGCAACGTCGGTTTCCTCGGTTGTTCGGCTGACGTTGTAAAAGTCTGCCAAGTTGTCGAGATCGTTTGCCGCAGCTAGACCCAAAAGGGTTGCTTTGAATGCGTCGTTCACGCGAGCACGCAAAATGGTTTCTCTATAAGCCGCTACTTCTAAAAGCTTGATTGCAGGGTCGCTTTCAACCAAAGCCGAAAAATCTGGAAACCTAGTCTGAAAGTCTGCTCGCAACAGATCGAAAATCTCTTGATAACTGAGCGTTTCAATAATGTCCGGCGTTGGGAGTGCGTTTGTTGTAACAGCCATTAGATATTCACTCCACGCAATGCGATTTCTTCGCCGTTAGGCAAATAAGTCAGATACAGGTCAAAGGTAACAGAACCAGAAGCCAGGACTTCGCTTAAGACAACTTGCTTGATCTTTATCCTTGGCTCCCAAATGTTTAGGGCATTGATCATGTCAGATCTAATTGCTGCAATGGTTGCCCGATTAATTGGACGATCAACTAGCGCGGGGATGTTGCTTCCATAATCTCGCAGCATTGTCCGCGTTCCAATGCGCGTTGCAAGAATGTCCCTGATCGATTGCCGCAAATGGTCAATGTTTTGAACTGCTTTGCCAGTCTCTCGATCCATGCCAATTGCCATCAGCCTGCCTCCGTGTCACTTGCGCCTGTTACCACTACGGCCCCGCACGCTGTAGCTGACCCTACTGTAGCGATTGGTTTGTCTTCTACGAAAACAGAGCGGCTTCCTGTGATTAATGGAGTGACAGATGGATGTGGCGGTGGCTTAGGGCAAAAGTGCAGCGTCCCAACGTGCGCCGTGGGCCTGTCCCCAGTCAAAACGGACTTAGCCACCGGAGCCGCTAAAACCCCTCCATGGCTTGTGAAATCGCCTATTCGTGCAACGGCTGGCATGGTCGAGGCTCCTAAGCAATGTTTGCAAAATCAACGGCTTCGTATGCGTCGATTATGTATTGAGGAAGGTCTGTAGTTTGTGGATCAGTATCGCTTCCCGCTGCGTCGCTCATATCTCGCGGCGTGAGTGAATCTGGCTTGTAAGTGCTGCGTTCAAAATGCTCCCAAAACTTCTGATTTTTGACTGCTCCTTCAACCGCATCTGCCGCTACTGACGCTGGCAAGCCGCCAAACACTCCAGCCATCCCCAAAACTTGCTCCAAGCTGATTGAGCCGTCGTTAATAAACTGCCCGATGATTGCGCCGCCGCTGTCCCCTGAAGCTTCCAGGGCTTCGAGGTTTGAGGCTAGGCCCATTTGCGCGATCTTATTTGCAATGTCTTCGGCTGAGGCCGGGGCATTACTTCCATGAATTGACGACATAATTGCTTCGGGCGCATTGCCTAGGAAATTCACCCCAGCCGATAAAATTGCTTGGCCTGCATCATCAACACCGCCAGAAATCACGCCAGTTGCTGCGCTTGCAATGCTGTTAATCATTTCGGGCGTAATGCCTGCCGGTGGCGTGAACCCGGCGACCTGTGAAACACCCGACAACGTGTTGACGAAATCCGTTGTTGTAATACTGCCGTCCGTAAGACCCCCAGCAATACCAGCTAACGCCGTGAGGTCATTAGCCCCAGGGATGCCCAGGGCTTGCCCGACTTGACCCAAGCCTTGAAAGGCTCCCGTCAAATTCAACCCGTCTCCGTTTGTCACGCCTTGCGCCAGCCCAGCCAGGCCGGTCGCTGCGTTGATGTATTGGCTGCCAGGGAAGCCCACAGCGTTGGCAACCGTGCCCACAACTTCCAGGGCACCAGTCAACGACAGAGCGCCGCTCAGCCCCGAAACGGGAAGAGCTGACACCAAACTGCCAAGCCCGGTCGAGCCTAAAACGCCGCTGGCCAATTGCCCCAGGCCACCCGTCAAGCTGCCGCCAAAAGCTCCCATCACACCGCCAAGGGTGCCCAGAGAAAAACCACCCGCAACAGTGCCAAGCAATCCAGCCGCAATGCCTAATATTCCGCCGCCGCCGTTGAGTTTGATTGGGTCACCAACCAAAAGAAGTTCTTTTAACCCTTTACCGTCTGGCTCCGTGCCAACGATCCGGCCACCTTGCAAAAGCTGGCCCGTAATCTGAACGTCACCTTCAAGCTTGATAATTGGAGCTTTGACGTGGACCGTAGCTTCTTCTGAATCGCCATCTATGTAGATCAGTTGGTCAGATTGAAGGTGACAAATTTGCTGGCCTCTAAGTCGGGTTTGAACTTGCTCGATTCTGAACTGATGCCTAGCTGGATCGTTCTCAAGCAATGCGCCATCGTTAAAAAGCCAACGCCACAGGGCTTCCCGCGCATCGCCTAGCTCGCCCCATTGAAACTGAAGATCGTCAAAAGCGTAAGGCCAACTGCCTTGAGGGTTGCTTTGCAAAGATGGCAAAACGACTGAATTGTTTAGCTCGCCCGATGGCGAAATAAGCAAAACAGACTCGCCAATTGAGGGCGAGTTCCAAAACGTGTTGCCGCCTGCTCTTTGCGAAATCCAAGGAATTTCGTCTGTAATTAAACCAGCGTTTAGCTCAACCCGGCAAAGACGCTGCGCATGATTGACACTGCTGATTTTGCCGTAACGCAAAAGCGAGCCGATGTTACGGGCAACATCTGTTGCCTCGTAATCACCGACTCCAGACGTGCGGTTGTCTGATCGCGGGACGGCAAAACTCATTAGGCAGCGGCTTCAGCTTTCGCAGTTTGGCAAAAATACCGCACTTGCAAAGGCAGTTCAGTCATCATTTTTTGCGGGTCTGTAATGCCGGTTTGCTGTAACCAAACAGCGGTCAAAAGCATGGCTTGCGATGCAGCTTGGCTTTCGGCCAATGTTTCTTGGCTGTATGCCGTAACAACATCTTGAGCAGCTTCGCACAAAGGCTTTAAGTCTTTGGCGTCTTTCTGTTTGACGCCCATGTAGGTCGCCAGATCTTTTACGGTGATTTTGGCTTTAGCCATTGCTCAAATCCTCCCAAGGATTAGTGAAAGTTTCGTCTCCAAAATTAGTAGAGACCGTGATCTGTTGGATTGGCGGTTTAGGGCCAAAATTGACGATGCAAGCGCCGTCGGGATCCCAAAGGCCCAGATCAACGCCTAAGTGATAAGTCGTATAAACGCATTCGTAGGTTAGCCGTATGGCCCCAATGGGTATTTCACCGTCGCGTTCAATATCCGTTTCGCAACGCTCTAAAAGCAAATGGCCTGATTCAATTTCAGCCATAAGCAAGCCGTCTAAAGATCCCTCAACACCAATGGCAATGGCGTCCAAGTTGTCTTCAACGTCGTCTAAAGCTTCAGCCAAGCCTTCAACCGTGACCGTAAGTGTCCGTCTGTATCCGCCATCCCAGCCGCTTTTTGATACTGGTACGACTGTTTCATTTGCCGTTTGCACAATAATGCAGGGCAAATCTTCAGGCATAAGCTCAACTGAACGGGTGCTAAAAACTCGGTCTATTGCTGGCGTCCAATGCACGTTGCGCGGTTGGTAAGCGACAAAACCTTCATCCCCTTCGACTTTGGTGTAGTCATAGTTTTCAGGGTAAACAGCGTCATCAACAACGCGGATAACAGACGCAATTCTTGCTGCTATCGCTTCTCGAATTTTTCGTCTTGGGTGGATGGTCACTGCCCTATCCTCTTGCGCTTGTCCTTTGAAGCATCAAAGTTGTGCCCGTGTGCCCGTCAGGTTGCACATCGCGCACTCGGTACGGAATTCCTCTTGCTGTAATTGTGTCGCCAACTTTTGGAGCAATTTCTAAGTCGCGAGTATTTATACCGACGACAGGTTGGAGTGATGTGACCGGCATTCCGGTCTCAGGGTCCATCGCTTTGAATGAATCTTGAAAAAGACCTTTCAATTGATAAGAAGCTGCGCCACGGGTCAGCGTGATAGGTTCCCCCATCACACTGACACCCGCAGCGAGAACCCGGTTAGCCAGGTCGTTCAGCATCAGGCAACCTTAAAGCCGACAATCTTAAGTGAGACAGTCGTGCCACTAACGGAAACCACATAGCCGACGGCATCGTCAGAAGTGGTCGCGGTCAGCTTTTTAGAAGTGCCGTTGTAGTAGGCAATCGCACCTTGAGCCAAAGAAGCTCCGGTTGTTTTCTCAAAGGTATAAACCCCAGAGCAAGCGATTGAGCCAGATGCGCCAGACGCAATGTCTGCCACAGCAACGCCCACTAAATTGCCTTCAACCACAAGTTGGCCAGAGACGTAAGCAGCAGAAGCCACGATGTCGAGGCTCTTACCGTTCTGTTGATAGTTTTTCATTGGTTAAATCCTCAAGCTCCGGTGGACTTGTAGAAGCCACGGTGGTTAAGCAGGGTCGTTCCGAAGTCGAGACGCGCATAGATGGTTGTGCCATCAGGGTCGCGATCAGCAACGGTTTCAACCTGCGGTCCTTGCTCGCCTTGCAGATAGCCATGAGCAACCATGTCAATCTGAGCAGGGTCTGCGGTGACGTAGTAAATCAGCTCGGAAGCATCATCGAGACGAGGCTCAACAATAAGGCCAAGACTGTTTGCAAACACGTTGACGTTTTGCGTCTCGGTGGGGTTAACGCCGGTCAGGAACTTTTGCGCAGAAGTTTCGAGCGCCGCAGGGACGATCATGAACTTAGGGCGAAGGTTGATGCGGTTTTCCGCGATGTCCTTCTGATTGCGCAGCGCCTTGCGAGCAGCCGAAATGGCAGCTTCGCCAATAACGCCCGTGCCTTGGTTGTTGTGAGCAGCATTGAACAGCGCAGTGCTGTCATAGCTGGTCTGAGCGTTGCCAGTGATCAAGGCCCAAACTTGGTTGGACTCGAACAATGACATTCCCCGGCCAATCATTGCAGGGATACGGCTCAGAGCGTCAAGATCATCATTGATGATGAGCTGACGGCTAACGCTGATTTTTTTGCCGTAGGTGTAGATCCTCCAGGAGCTTTGCTGCTCTTTGACGGTTGCGGCTTTGTATTCGCCACCCTCAAGCAAAGGTTCTGGAATGATCTGACCAGCAATTTCCAGCTCGTAAGCAGGCTTGAAGTCAGGCATATTGCGCTGACGGGAAAGAGGACGCCAGGTTTGGGTCTCTGCCTCGTAAGCGGCTGAAAGTGTTTTGCGAGCAATGTTGCTCAGCAGCAGCGGGAAGTCCGAAGTGCTGTGCATCGCACGGCTGGCAATTTCTGAACGGCTCATGCCAGACAGATTTTGGCCAGAACGCTCAACGCTTTCTTTGGCCATGTCGAGCAAGCTGCTGCTCACATAGGCGCGTGATTGGTCGTCCCACTCGCGAAGGCCAGTACGGGCCTCCAAAGCGGCTTCCATGCAAGCGGCTCGTTTGTCACCTTCATCGTGAGTTACGACGGCGGCGACTTGGGTGCGTGCGGGAACTGCGGCTTGTTTAGCTGCCATTTGATCAATGACAAATTTGCGAGCTTCGTCAACGGCGATGCCGTCTTGCTCTAGTTGGTCTGCAACATCAGCTTCCAATCCTGCTGCGCGAACGGTGCGGCGTATTTCAGCCACCCGACGACGCTCAGCGGAAATGGCAGCTTGGATGTCCTCGGGAGAAGCAGCACGGGTCTCGGGCTCAATAGCCTCGGGAACCATGGTGCCCTCATGTTCGCGGATTTCGTCCATTGGGCTGTCCTTTTCAGGCTCGTGGTTAA